ATTTGGCCAATTAGGTATTCCTTTACCTAATGATGGTGATATATTACCCTTCGCAGATACATCTATATCTTATGATGTAACATATTCACCTCAATTACCTATAGGTGTAATACAACCTACATTAGTACCTTTACCTGGTCCTGTTAAAACTATATCTACTAATAAAGGTAATACAATTTTTATTTTACAAGATAATACAGCATATGGTATTGGTTGGAATGCTAATGGTTGTTTAGGTTTAGGACATGATAATATACAAACAACATTAGCACAAATAACATATCCATTTAATTCTAATATTAAAAAAGTACAAATAAGTTGTAAAGATATATTGTTAGAGCCATATGATCCTTATGATGATCCTTATGATCCTTATGGTTATGGTGGAGTTAGATAAATGTATTACAATATAAAGCGTGGTGAAGAAAAATGTTTATAGGACCAGGTAATGGAAGCGGTAGTATCGATTATTTTTTTACAACGTCTTTTTTAACAGAAAATGGTTCTGTTCATAGTGTTGGATATAATGTGTTCGGCTCATTAGGTCAAAATAAAGAAACAGTAACAGAAACACATACAATAGAAAATATTTTAAATTTAAATGATATTAAGAATATTGCTACAAGTAATAGTTTAGTTTTTGCATTAGATAAAGTAGAAACAGTAGAAACAGATTTAGGTACAATTCGTATTAATATAACAGGTATAGATTTTGGAAAATATTGGTATATAAAAGAACATATAAATAAAGAATATTATTTATCTGATATAGATTTACCAATACCTATTGGCACATATACTATTTCTTTTTTAGATATACCAGGATATATAAAACCAAATGATGTTATTGCTATCATTGAAAAAGATGAAACATCCATATATACTGCTACATTTCAAAAATCTAGTGAACAACAATCTATGTATTTTTATACAGGAGAACCAACACCAAATATTTATTTCAATAAATATGAAACAGAATCATTAGATAATAATTTGATTCCTTTGTTATTAAATGCGAAAAATGTTTGTCCGTCTATTGTAAATGAGAATATATTATTTGATAGAACTACTAATATTTTGATAGTAAAAAATGATAATACTATATGTATTATAGATTCAAAAGAAAGATATTTTACATTTGATTCTAATATTAAGCAAGTAGAATCTGTTCAAACAGAAGCATATGATTATTATAGTTCTTTTTATATATTATTAGAAAATGGACAATTATATGTATATACATACGATATAGGTAGTACATCTTTATTGTGTGGTGTATCTGCTACTAAATTAGAACCAAAAATAGTTCCTTTTTTTCAAGATAACCCAGTGGAAAAAATAGCAGTAGGATTATCACATATTTTATTTTTAACAAAAACAGGTCAAATTTATGCATTAGGTAATAATGAATATGGTCAGTGTGGAAATCCAAATAGTTCAGTAACATTTATAGCAAATACTCCATATTTATTAACATATACAAATATAGCAAACGCAACAAATATATGGGTAGGGTATAATGTTTCATATTGTCTAGTAGATGGATTTGTATGGAGTTGGGGTTCTAATAATTATGGATTATTAGGTGATGGTGGTAATAGTAATTTTAATTCAGAACCTAGACAAATGTTATATGTAGAAAATGTAAAAGAAGTATACAGTAGTCAAACACAATCTGCTACATGGATATTAGATGAATATAATAATTTATATGCATGTGGTGCTAGTTCATCTTTTTTAGGTATAAATGCTAATAATGAATTAATTAATGAACCTACACATTTAGTATATTTAGATGAAGTAGAAAAAATATTAACACCTATTTTAGATACAGTATATATTCAAATCAAAGATGGTTTGTTGGTACAGATAGATAATTCAGATAAACTATTGAAAAAAGCTCTTATACCATATAAAATTGATAAAATATATAAAACAAATGATACTATATTAATAAAAAGATATACTGATATATTAAATTTATTTGGTACATTAAAAATTATAATACAAGATGATGAAGGTTTAGGGAAATGGTATTTGAATGATGATGATTCTATTTTATACAATAGTAATGATGTAGTTTCTGTTCATGCGTTACAAGTATATACTATTAAGTTTATTGATGTTGAAGGATATAAAAAACCCTCAAGTATTAAAATCAATGAAACAATAACAGGTGATTATGTAATTAATCCAGATGAAGAAATATTAATAAATGTTAATTATACAATACAATCAGAATCTAATGAAAAATCAGGTGATGTTTATTTAGCTGGTAGAAGTGATAATTATTACACTAATACAGAGTATTTTGTAAATGATTTAATGGTACATACTATATTACCCGATTTTAATAATGCAAAAAAAATATTTTATCATTCAAAATGTTGTTATGTTATAGATACTAATAATACATTATGGCGTTGGGGTACAGATTATACTACAAATAATAATACTTATACATATAATGTACCTACAATTGTCATGGAAAATGTAAAAGATATGTCTACTAGTTGTAGAGAATATCCATATACTGGTTTAATTTTAACTTTAGATGGTGATGTATACTATTGGGGTCGTTATGCTGCATATTCCGGTAATGGAGATTCTGATAATTGGGATCCTGTTATTACTCCAGTTAAAGTTCAAACATTATCAGATATAAAACAAGTAGCAACTGTTGGTTATGCTTGTTTCGCTTTAACAAATTCTGGAGAACTTTATGTTTGGGGACAAGACTCTAATTATGGTTTATTTGGTTTAGGTAATGATAGTTATGATGATTATTACACACCTGTAAAAGTACCAGGTTTTAATAATATTGTTCAAATTAGTGTTTATGGTCATTATGAGTATGCAGTAGCTGGTATTTTATTAGATAATGGAGATCTTTATACTACTGGTGATTCTTGGGAAAATGGACATGGTACAGGTAAAGATGTATATACTAAATTATTATCAAATATTAAAAAAATAGCATTTAATGGTTTTGAAATATGTCTAGCATTAACATTTGATGATGAAGTATGGGGTTGGGGAAATTGTACAAATAATAATAATACTAAATATCCGGAACTTCATTATACAGATGTTAAAGATATTGCTGTTGGATATCATATGAGTTTCTTATTATTAAATAATGGTAATTTATATGGTTTTGGTACAAACGATTATTATGCTATGGGTATAGATGCTTCTTCATTAAATTCATATACTTTTATATTAACACCTCCATCAAACACAGAGATATTAAATATGGCTATGTCGAATCATAATACAGCGTTAATTTTAGGAACATTAGGTCCAACAGGTCAAGTAAAAATTACATTGATAGGCGCAAACGATGAAGGAAAATGGTTTGTAAAAACACAACCAGATTCTAAATATAATTCAGACCAAATTGTAACTTTACCAATTGGTACATATACTATTTCTTTTATAGATATATCTGATTGGAATAAACCATCAGATATTTCTATAACAGTAGTAGAAACAGGAATTGTAGAACAAACATATATGTATATAGAAAAAGCAAAAGGTGATATAATAATTAATATCATTGGTGGCGAAGGTTTAGGACAGTATTACTTTATAACAGATCCAGATGTATTATATTCTACAAACACAACACATAATTTATACGGTGGAACATATGAAATAGAATTTATAGATGTTTACATATGGCAAAAACCTACTAGACAAACTATTGTTGTTTTTGAAGATGAAACAACAATATATAATTTTTCATATATAGTAGCACCACACGGTACTTTAACAATAAATTTTGTTGGTGGAAATAATTTAGCTGTATGGTATATATCCGAAAATAAATTAAAAACATATATATCAAATCAATCTGTTAAATTATTACCAGGAGAATATACAATTAAATATAATATTATAGACAATTGGTTTGAACCGGAAGATACAATTGTTACTATTGTAGATGGATCTAATATAGAATTAACTAAAGAATATAAAGAAAATTTATTATATATTGCAGGAACTCAATTTTATAATCAATTCGGTATAGGTTTTAATAGTTCTTCTTTTTCAAAAATTACTAATTGGAAACCTATACACATATATAGTAAAGAAATAATTTCATTATTTTATGATAATATTAAAGAAATAGATACAAATTATTATGGTACATTTTTTAGACTTAAAAATAATGATATTTATTATTGTGGTAATGGAGATTTTTACGCAGGATACGGTTATAAAGGAATAGTACCAGATAATGATACTTATGTAAATACACCTCTAAAACATCCAGCCATATTTATACATAGTATGGATAAAATACATATGGGTAAAGAAATTAGAGTTGTTTATAATGAAAATACAGTTTATGTATGGGGTCAAACAAGTGGAATGTACGGTGGTTTTGGAGATTCTGCTTATTTAGGGAGTGGTAATGGTTTTCAAGAAGTAAATCGTTTTTGGCCTTGTGCTTGGCCTCACACTTTTCCAGTAAATATTAAACAAATAGTAACTAGTTCTGAACAATATAATTATGTAATATTAGAAAATGATAGAATATATGCATGGGGACATTATGATTGTTTAGGTCTAAGTCAATCTAGTGGTTGGACATTAGTACCAACTATATTACCTTGGGTTCCACCTTCGCCAATTAAATTTTTCGCAAATGGTAGGAAATCCCGTGTTGTTGTATTAGAAAATAATGATGTATTTGTTTGGGGTCAAAATCCTTTAGGTGAATTAGGTGTAGGTTATCATAATTGGAATCAAACAGCACCTGTACCTGAATCTGTACCTATTAAAATGTCTTCTAGAAATCCTAATTTTTCAAGTGGTTTTCCATCTGAAATCGTACAAGTAGCTGCAGGGGATAATTTCTTTTTATATTTATTAGATACAGGGGAATTATGGGGTTGCGGTGCAAACAATTATGGACAACTTGGTGATGGTACAACTACAAATAAAGGAACACCTGTATTAATTCCCTTTTCATTTCCATCCCCTATTAAAAAATTAAAATGTGCAGGATCACATACAATAGTAATATTAAATAATGGTGAAGTATATGGATGGGGTTCAAATTTATTTTCTCAACTCGGTTTATCTAATACTATACCATATACTATACCTACAAAATTAGATATACCTATATCTAATATTATAGATGTTGCTCTTAATGAATATGGTTCATTTTTTTATGGTGATACAACTAGTGTTAACATAGAACCTGTAAAAAATCATCATGTATATGTAGCAGGAAATAATACAAATAACATATTAGGTATAGGTAAAGATCAAGTTTATAGTGGTACAAAAACAGAACTTATTTTTTCTAGAACACCTAAACAAATTTCTTGTAAAACTAATCATACATTAGTTTTATTATACGATGGAACTGTTTTGGGTTGGGGTAGTAACGAATATGGTAAATTAAATAAAGATCCGAATTTACATACACATATTTATGAACCTACATTATTAGATACTAGTAATATGGAAGGTAATATAATATATGTTGAAGCAGGTTTTAATAATAGTTTCATTATTACAGATTTAGGATATGTGTATGGTTGTGGTTTAAATGATAGATATCAATTAGGAACAGGAACATCTTCTGCATTATCTTTTGTATTTCAAAAAGTACAAACAACGCAACCTTTTGTTTCTGTTAAAGCAGGAAAACAAGCAGTATATGCATTAAGTCCTAATAATAATATATTTGGTTGGGGTTATTGTTATACACCTGCTAGTACATATTTATCTTATATAAGAAATCCAACAAATCTCTTAAAAACATTAATGAATTATAGTGTTGGTGCTAATCATTTCTTGGGCATTGAACAAAATTATATATATGCGTCAGGAATAGGTACTAATTATGTATTTGGTAACAACAGTACAGCAGATATAAAACGATATATTACATCTCTTTCTATTAATGCAAATAAAGTATGTGCGCATGAAAATTTATCTTTATATTTAAATGCAAATGGTGAAGTATTCGGTTGTGGTTTACCTGGTAGATATTTAGGTATAAATACAGCAGCAGAAGTAAGAACATGGACAAAAATAAATATGCCTGCTGGTGTAATAATTAAAGATATGTATTTAGGTACAAAACATGCCGCGTTTATATCAACTACAAATCAATTATATTTTGCTGGTTTAAATAATCATTCTCAGTTTGGTGCATCTAATGCTAGTGGTGTATTTGATATTTCAAGACAATTTGTACAAAACAGTGAAACTTGTTGGTTACCTGTATATCAATCAGATTATACAAATATTATTGATATACAATTAGGTAATGAACAAACAAATATTTTACAAAATAATTTTTAATCCATATAATACATATACTGGATTTTTTATCCAGTATATGTATTATTTTATAAAAAGGGTGTTGTCAAATGGCAATCAAAAAACCTTATTTTAGTGGTGTATCTTTAACAGTTCCAATAGGTCAACATAATGTTAGTTTTTCTGATGTTCCTGGATGGGTTACACCTTCAGATGAAATAGTAATAATTAGAAGAAATCAAACTACAAATTTATATGTATCTTATACACAAAAAGTTGGTGGTATTCAAGTTAATATTTCAAATAATTTTGAAAATATAAAATGGCAATTCGATAATGTAGAATATGATAATAATACATTAGTAGAAAATATATTAATAGGAACATATTGGTTAGTTTTTCCAGAAGTTGCTGGTTTTAATACACCTGCTATGCGTCAAATAGAAATTATTGAAAACGAAATTGTAACTATAAATGTAACATATACATTAAAAATGGGTGCTATACAATGTATTATTACAGGTGCAAATAATTTAGCTAAATGGAATATTATAGATGTTGGTAATAATTATGATTCTGAAGATACTATTATAAATTTACCAATAGGTTCTTATACATTATCTTTTACTTCTGTAGAAGGATGGGTAACACCTGCTCAAATGGAAGTTATTGTAACTAATAATCAAACTACAATTGTACATATAGAATATGAAGAAATAGTAATAGTAGCATATGAACCATTATTTTGGTGGGGTAATTTAGGTGCGGATATAGAATTACCACCTATTGGTAGTTTACAAGTTAATATTATAGGTGGTGGAGAAAATGTT